CACGACCCCCTCCTTCTTAAAGGGAGAGGTTAAAGGAGAACCGTAGGTTCTCTTTGGAGAGGTTAAAGGAGAACCGTAGGTTCTCTTTCTAAATGTCAAGACTAGACAATTCCACATCGTCTTTCACAAAGGCGAATCGGATTTTGTATTTATCAAAAAAGTCACTAACACCGCTTCCACTTCCACTTCCACTTCCGCTAGAATAAATGTTCCAGGCTTCTTGCGGTCCAATTGATTTGTTATCATATGTCGTGGATATATAACCATCAAGTGAATTATATCCACCCACAGTAATATATCCAGCAGGCAAAAGATATACAGCGGTAGGAGGGAGGGACTTGGTGTATGGGGACATGTCTAAATTGAGCGAATCGAAGAAATTTATTCGGTTTGGAATGGTTGAAATAATCTTATCATAAGTACTCGTAGAGATACGATCTTTACGATATGTAACAGCAAAATATGCAAGAAAACTTTCAGCTATGTCCTCTCTTTGAGGAAAATCTTTGGCATATGTAGAAATATATGCATTGTCTTTTTGTTGTGCATTTATCCAATCAGCATCATTTGCATATAAACTATCAAGCGATGCATGAGATGCTTCGTGAATAAATATTTCTTCAAGAATTTCGTTGTCAATGTACTCGTCACCTTGTTCTACATGAATGAGCAAGCTATTATAAGCACCACCAAACGGTTGTTTCCCATTGTGAATCAAAACTGTTTCCACATAACGACGTAGCGCTTTTGGCAATCGGCCAATTACAATTGCATATTGTCTAGCATATTCACGTGCTGTAGCTTGACTAAACTCGGGATTCACTTGTATTTCAATTTCAAACCCATTATTATCACTATACTCCACATTGAACAAATATGCGTTTACATCTTCAAATGAGTTAGTCCTCCTATCAAACATTTGACGCATTTCTTGTCCAGCATCTTTCAACGTTTTAAAAGTTGTAGGGTCAGTATTTTTAATAACATCCTTAAAATCTGGAGATGTTGCTGTACCAGACCAAAACGGAATAGGTGAATTTATTGTTGGTTTAACTATTTCCATTAATTCATCATCGTCGTTATTTTGATTAAGATAAACATCATAAGGGGGAGGAGGGAGAGGGAGAGGGGGTACAACTGTTTTGAAAAGCTTGCCATTTATGTAAATATCCGCCGAGTTTCCATTTATTACGGTCACAATAACTGATACCCATGTCTGAAGCGGCACTGTATCTACTGTTATGTCATAACTTCCTTCTCCCATTGTAATTTTTAATATATTAGAGTTCATGTCTAAAGTTAACAAAAATCTCTGTGCTATTGGTGGTAGTGGTGATCCCGTCGATATTATATGATGTAAATTCTGTCTGCCGCCTGTACCATAATGTTTGTAAAAATTATTTATAAAAATCCAAATTGAAAATGTAAATGAATGAGTTGAGGAGGCAATATTGAGCTTAGTTTGAGTTTTCAATTTTGTTATACTACTCGAAACTTTTGAAGAAGAAAAAGAAGAGTAAGAAGTTATCATGCTTAAAATAAAATAACCAACTACAATTAAAAGTATTACTATAATAAGCGTCATCCAAGAAATATCCATTAGTGTTGTTATTTCTGTATTTGTATTTGTATTTATATTATGAAATGAAATTCCGTAATATATAATTAATATATTAGTAATATATTAATTATATTTATTTTTTTTTAGGGTTAAAGGAGAACCGTAGGTTCTCTTTCTAAATGTCAAGACGAGACAACTCCACATTGTCTTTCACAAAGGCGAATCGGATTTTGTATTTACTAAAAAAGTCAGCAACTCCACCGCCTCCACCTCCATATCCGCTAGAATAAACGGTCCAGGCTTCCTGCGGTCCAGTTGATTTGTTATCAAATGTTGTGGAGATATAACCGACAGAACCACCTGTACCTCCCACAGAAAAACTTCCAGCAGGCAAAGTATATGTAACGGCTAACGCAATTGTTTTAACAAGCTTGCCGTTGATGTAAATATCCACCGAGTTTCCACTATTTACAGATACAATAATTGATACCCATGTCTGAAGTGGCACTAAACCTACTGTTGTAAAGGTGGTGGTAACTGTTCCTATGCTAAGATTTAATTGATTTTTATCAGTTCCTAATTTCAAAGCAAAGGTATTAGCGGTTGATGCATCTGACGCTGTACTTATAATATTATTACCACCACCGGCCCAAGTATCTATAGCAATCCAAGTTGAAAATGTAAATGAATTAGTTGAGGTAGCAACGGCGAGCGGAGTTGAAGTGGCTAATTTTGTTGTACCACTCGAAGTTTTTGAAGAAGAAGAAGATACAATGCTCCAAATAAAATAACCAACTACAATTAAAAGTATTACTATAATAACTGTCGTCCAAGAAATATCCATGAGTGTTCTGTATTTATATTATGAAATGAAATGACTTATATATAATGTGTATTATATATTAATATAATAATTATTTATTTTTTTATTAAATAATTATTATTATTGATTTTGATAAAAATCCTATTAATCCCTCTTTCTATTCATTTTTATAACTTTGTAACAATAAATAAAATAAAATATATAATTGATCAAGAGAAACAAGACATGAGATAGAGAATAGATATATTCCTAAAATCTTCAAAATAAAAGAATAAAAAGAATAAAAAGAATAAAAAGAATAAAAAGAATAAAACGAATATAATAATATTTTATTAAAAGTTTGGAGATGTCGGCGGATTCAGGTGTTTGTGTGTGTTGTATATCCACGATATTGCATCACTTCCTAAAACACTTCGATAATAGACAATGTTGCATGCTTGTCCATATATTCCCTTATTTTTTCCTACAGTTAAACTTGTAACAAGTGGGGGAATCACGTTTGGCACTGAAGTTTCCAATTTATTATTTAGAAACACGTCCATCGTGCTATCACTATTGAAGTTTATAAACAAATGATTCCATCTTTGCAAAGGAATTTGGCTTTTTGGTTGAGAATCGTCTGAAATTGTACTACCACTAACAATAATTTTTAATACATTATCAGTTGCATCATAATTTATAGTTGGAGCTCCTGAAAAGTCAAGTATACTTACGCCACCAGATGTTGTATAACTTGAATTTGTGTTTTTAGGTTGAGGGTGAATATAAAACCATGCAGACAATCCATAGTTATAAGTTGGCTTGTTTTGTTTAACGTTGTCTGCCAGTGACGGTGTCAAAGATTTTGTCTGGTTATTATTTGAATCTGTAGTTGTAAATTGCAATGTTTCGCTTTTTACATTTAGAGGCAACACGCTATCCAATATTATTTCACCATTGTGATTAATGACTGCATCAAACGCTTTCGGAAGAATGAACAGTAATGCAATCAGTATGATTTCAATAATAAGGATAATGAAATAAGTCCACTGTGTCTGTGCTAGTTTAAATTCGGTCTTGAAAAATTCAACGATGTCTAAAAACAAACAAGGTATATAAATGAGTGTTTCGAAAAGTAAACCAGACCAGGATGGCGGTCCGGTGATATAACCTGGTGCTTCTGCGCCAATGAATTTGACAATCATGGCAAAAATACCAACAAGTATTGCGATATTTATGGCAAATAATACCGTGTTTGCAATCATGGGAACATTATTATAAACATGCAAAATTGCAAGAATGATTCCAAGAACAATTCCGATTAGTACCGCGTATTTCAAAAATGATGTGATAAAAGGGACAAATGCTTCAAATCCCATAACAAGCAATGATAAAAGTGCAAATCCGATGAATAAGAATATGCACAAGAAAATTGATTTATTATCAGACACGATTTGGTACGGTTGTTTTGTATAAATGTAGACAACTAGAGCCAAATACACGAGGAAAATAATAAACATGGAGTTTGAAACAAGTTGCACCAAAAATCCCTTTACGAAATAACTGCATAAGAAGTTGGTGATTTTTGTTATAGAGTTCCATGCATCTGTTACAGACGAGACTGACATGCTGCTAAAAAAGTTATCGACTGACTCGGTTACATTTACACCTTTTACGACCACAATGTACAGCAAATGAAGCAGTACCAATCCGATAATTATAGCCATGATAATTCCTGCAAACTTGAGGAGCGGGTTTTGGACAATCGTCGTGAGCGGACCGGCGACATTGCTGGCGACATCGCTGGCGACATCGCTGGCATCGCGGGCGACATCGCGGGCGACATCGCTGGCATCGCGGGTGACATTGCTGGCGAGATCGAGTCCATCGCGGGCGATGGCATAGGCGAAGTCTTTTAAAAAAAGAAAAAGCAAACCTAACACAGAGACTAATATGAATATGATTACATAAATAGTTGGTATATTTATTACAAAGCGCAACATGGCTGCAAATGCGAGTATTAAAATTACACAAATTGAAAAAGACCATTCATTTCCAATGAAATTGTGAGCAACACCATATGATATTCCAGAAATTATTAAAATAACAATTAATAATATTATATATTTATTTTGTGAAATTTTTTGTCGTAGTTGTGACAAATTTGTTTTTGCATCAGTTCCTATTTTTGACCCTAAATTTTTAAATGACTCCACTACGTTTTTACCTGACATTATAATATATGAATTATGGACAAGAAAAGTATATACTTTAATATTATTATATATAATTATTATTATATATAATAACTAAAGAACAATAAATAGTAGATGTACTCGCCCACCTGCCAGAGTTGCCTTTCCCTATGATTTCCAACCTATGAGTATGAGTATCAAATAAAAAATAAATAAAGACAATAATATTAGAGCAAACAATAAAAAATAAAAAAAATTAATCTTGCTAGTCCACCAGTACATAAATGTAAAATAACTAGATGCTGCAAGTGTGGTTATGATTGATAAATGTAACAGTATTGTAGACAAGTGTTGATTATATATATACGTTATCAGATTTATGAATTCGATTATAAAATTTGTCACGGTCGGCAGTTTTTCTTTAGACATTAATAAAAAAATCATGACTATTCCAATTATTGTAAATGTTAGATTCACAGTATCTCCGAAGAATCCATTGTCACGTCGAAAATATATAATGATGGATGAAATACAAAGGAGTAAATAACTAAGGATTGAAAATATGCTGAGTGGCGATGTTGGGTTGGTTATTAAATTTCTCGGTAAAAATTGAAAAATTTTTGCATGTCCCAAATCTTGTGTTGATAACCAAATATAGAATCCAGTTATTATAATAAAACCTAGAAATGTTAAATTGGCATCACGTGTCCAACAAATAGTATCTGAAACATTTTTATCACAACCATCCCATAATGTGTATATGTAATAACCATAGGAGCCAAGAACTAGCAAAACTATACTATTTAAAATTGCCCAACCTACAGGTTTACCATAAGTTGAACAATATGTGACTATTCCGGCTAAAACGGGAATGAATCCGGTCATAACGCCTGCAAAATTTCTGGAAAGTTGACTGTGTTCTGTATTTTCGGTTATGTCAATTTGTGCCGTTATTAACCAATAAATTACACCAATCCATGCTATATATGTAAGTATTGGAAGAAAATATCTCTTTAATAGTGTTGTAAAACTATAATTTGTTATATTTAAATCAAACCCATTGTTATATAAGTAGGTCAATACTATTGCAAGTAACCATGCACCACTAAATAGACCACCAATCCACTTGTCTTCTATTAAATATAAAAAAATATTTATAACAATGCACGCCGTTACTAACAGAAATAACTTCATTGTTGTGGATGTTGTGGATGTTGTGGATGTTGTTGCTCCGACGGGGTTCATTGAATAAAATAAATTAAAATAAATACTATATATAATATATATTATTTATTATATAATTAAAACTAACCACACACACAAACAAACCAATGACACAGATGACAAATAATTCAATCAAAAATTTTCAAATGCTGTTTTTTTACCGTGACAGTCTCGGCACAATGCCACTAAATTATCTACTGCATTGGAACCGCCATTTTCAAGGCGAATCTTATGGTCTACTTCAAACCAACTAGGCAGTTGTCGTTTGCAGTCGCCGCATTTCCACGACTGTTGAGCAGCCACAAACTTTTTCTTTGATTCGCTTACACTTCGTTTTGTGGCTTTTATTCCGGGACCATTCGTCGTCGTCGCTCCTGAGCTCATCATTTTATTTATATTATATTGTTGTCGCTTAGATGTACTTGTATTAGAATTAGACCAATCTTCTGCTTCATCTTCATTTCCGTTATTGCCATTCTCACCGCTAAAAAATGTGCGTTTATTCGTCATATCGAATAATGGAGTCAGCATGTCTGCCGATTCTCTGCTGATTGGCATATATTTAATCAACTCATTCGCATGGTGCATAATTGTTTGAGAATTTGCCGGGTTCTTTTTTAAAAACAAATACATGGATAATCCGAAGAATCCAAATGTTGCCATTTTGATATACTTTCTCGCATTTGCCGTCTCCACCATTTTAAAATACTTTCCGTCATAATAAGTATTCAAAATTAATGCGGCGGTTATAATAAAAATAATGAATTCGAATTTGAATTTCATAGTGTGATATATAATAAATATAATATTATTTATTTATTTACGTCTTGTCTTGTTTGTAATTTTTAGTGCAATCCACTTGTAAACGCCATTTTTGTCTACAGCTGATTTAAAAAACTTTCCATTGTTACCTTTTTTTGTTTTATTTTTACACTCATTTGCAGGAAATGGTGGAGATGATCTTGTTGTGTATTTTTTCTGGGTTTGTTTTGTACATTTTGATAATTTGGCAGCCATTATATTTAGAATTATATATATATATAATGTTAAATATAAAAAATAAATTAGTCTGATATTATAATCGATTCTAAATCATTTCGTTTAATTATTTATTTAAATATATTATTTTTTATTATAGAAACGAATCAACAATGTTTTACTTTGATTACAATTATTATTTGGAAACATATCCAGATTTAAGACATTTGACAAAAGATCAGGCACTTCATCATTGGAAAGTGCATGGAGAAAATGAGGGTAGAAGATGTAAACGTGATAACGATGAGTTTGATTACAATTATTACGTGGAATCATATCCGGATTTGAAAAATTTGACAAGAGAACAAGCGCTTCATCATTTTGAAATGCATGGAATAAATGAAGGTAGGGGATGTAAAAAAAAAATAGTAAATGATATAAATAATATAACTATTATAATACATTTATTTCATGAAAAATTGTTGGATGAGTTTTTAGGATATATATATGCAGTGGGTGAAGTATTTGAAAATGTAAATGTTATTTTTACGTTGAATGAAAACAGCACATTGGACAATAAAATAAAGTCTATCAATCCAAATTTTGTTATATTGAAATTAGAAAATAAAGGTACTGATATTTATCCATTTTTAGAATGCATCAAATATATGCGACACCATTTTAAAACCGATTACGTGTTGAAACTTCATACAAAAATATCACAAAATCCCACAGAAAATAATTTTGAATGGAGAAAACAACTCATTAGACCTTTAGTTGATTATAATAACCTTTGCGTTTTACAACATTATTTCAAAACAGTAAATGATATTGGCTTTGTTGGCGCACAGTCATGTTGTCTTCCTAAAAATTATGATTTGGATTTTCCACAAAATATCGAAGGGTTAGAACATATTTGTTCCATGTTTCCACATTTGGAGAAAAACTGGACAGATTTTATTGGTGGTACAATGTTTTGGATAAGTAATAATGCATTAGAACAGTTAACAGATGATTTAATAACTTATATTACAAATAATGTGAATTATAAAGAGAATATTTTGTCGAATTTGACAAGTAAAAATATATACATGGAATATGTTTGCGAGAGACTATTCACGGGTGTTTTATGTTATAATAAAACAAATATACTCGTGAACGAATACACGTGCACACAAAGAAGTATTGGACGGACAAACGGCGTTGTAAATGGTGCATATTTTTATAGTCCTCGCACCATTACTTTATATCATCCAAAAAAAATGAATAATTTATTAAATAACATTGAATAAAATATAAAATAATAAAAGAATGATATCTCGAAAACATAAAAAAAATAAATTAGTTTTTTATTTTTTGTATTTTATTTTACACGATACGATAGAAATGTTATTGTAAAAGTATTTGACTGAATTCGGGGGATGGCATATTTGGTGTTGTGGGCAACAATGGAATGTATGCATACGGCTCCACAATTTGAATGCAATTGGAGAATGGTTTTGTTTGGGTGGGTGGCACGTGCATACAACCGAATGCATCATTCGTGAATGAAATCAAATCGGTTGCCAGATACTTGCCAAAGTCATCCGACACATTTTTTTGCGTGTTTTTGAATGTGTCCATGTGGTCAGTGTATGTGTCGCGCGTGACAATGCTGCACGCGAGCGCGTGGTTTGTGCGAATCAAGTATGCCAGCAGAATGAAGAGGTCGTCGTTCAACTTTAAACCCGACGGAGTTGTAATGAAAGTGATACCAGCTTGTTGAAGAATTTTGTTCACCTCTGGGGCATATGTCGGGTTTAGTTTGACGTTGGTGTGCGATGCGTGAATGACAACAAGCGGCGAATGCTCGCGCGTTTTCAACAAGTCAATCATTTTGCGCAAATCGTTTGGATTTGGCACACCATTTCGCGAGTGTAAAACGCTTCCGCCGTCAACTATAATGTCGTAGGCGGCGAAATCTGTTTGCAGTTTTTTCACAATGTCAAGAGGAAGGTGACTTTTCTTTTTTTTCTTTTCATCTTCAGCAATGGCTTTCATGACGTTTCTCTCAACGACCTTCATGATTTTTTCAATGTAGTGACCGCAATTTTGAAGCGAGTAGCGACGCAGAGTCGAAGACTTGTCAAATTCAGATTTGGTGCCGCCTGCATCATGCAGAAATTTGCCGTCCAAGTGACGAAGCAAGTGTGTCAGGCCGTTTTCAATCATGAACCGAACATCTTTTGGTTCCAACACGGCAACGTCAATGTGCGTTTCAAATAATTGCGCGCTGTACACTGGGTCACCTTTGTAAACCATCAATTCGAAAAAGTCGCGCTTCATCGAAAGACGACCAAGTAATGATGTGATCAAAGCGTCATCTTGCTGTTGAATTGCAAATCGCAACGTCATGGTGATGATGCCCTTTTCGCGCGTGGTTGCAATCAAAGCGGAGTTGCCGTACACCATTTGGCGCATTTCATCAGTGCGGTTGTTGCTTAGTGCTTGATTCATGTCTCTTTGAAACAGTCCAAGCTGTTTTTTTGTCATTATTTCTTTTTCTCCTGATTGTGTTCCTGGTCCTGGTACTTTTGCTCCTGCTGCTGCTCCCGTCGTACGAACGGCGGAAATATTCATGATGTCTTGAATCTTGTAAACTACAAAAAATAAACATATACATTTTTTTTTCAATTTATATTTTTTTTGAATACTTTTATTATTTTCAATTCATCAAATTGTTCTTATTTATTATTTTATTATTATATAAAGTTAAAATTATAATAAAATAAATAAAGGATTTCTATAAGAATTAGAAAATTACAAATAATGAAAAAAGAGGATGATAAAACAAAAAAAGAAGAAAATAAATATTTATTTTACACTCAATATTATTTGACCGCCGGTGTTTATCATGTGGTAAATGTTGTAAATAGTATATTAAATTATTCTGCAACTTACTCATCTGGAGTAAAAGAATATTTAGAGGAAAAGGTTTTACTTCAAAAAACAATAATCGACGACATAGTCGCAGATGCTAATAAAAAAAAGTTTGAATTTGACGAGGATGATTATGTGATAATAAAAATGCGAAAGGCGGCGGTAGTGGTTCAATCAGTAGTTCCACTACCAGTTCCAAATAAAACATTTGAAAATAATGAAAATATAAATAATATCAATGGGGGGATTGTGGATGAAATTGTCAATGACAGTATAAACAATGCGGGTTTGTCCGCAACTGTGAACACAATTGTAAATGACATTATAAACAATGCGGTTGATATTGTTGCTGCTAGAAATTCATCTTGCGTTCCCTGTGTGGAATCACTCAATCATGATGACGATGATGACGGAGTGCCTCATCACAAAAGTTCTATTATCACCTCATCGTATTATGCACAATTTGTGTAAACTCATTCATTCATTCTAATGAAATGAATTAGTAAGAGACGTAACTAATTTGTTAACATTTATTTTTTTGTCACCATTTGCCATTATTATTGTGGTAAATATCGATAAAAGTCTTGTGAGAAAATTGAAATACTTTGTTTTATTTATGTACGCGAGCATTTCAGGTTCTTTTATAATTGAAAAAAATACATTGTAGCAACACATGGTTCCCCATATGTCGCAATTAAATATATAAACTTTAGTAAAATATTTTGCGTATTGAAATTTTCCGGTTCCAGCCTCCTGGTCAAAATCGGTAAAATGGAATAACACGTCTGTAATATATGCGGCTGCGTATTTGTGGTATGTGTCTTCAATAATTTGGGCTTCATAAGCTTCTTCATCAACGTTCGGGTTCGAGTTCATGTCCATGTATTTTTTTTGAAACGTGTACGCGGCGATAAAAAATCGTTCAACATACGAGTAGTGCCCAATTTCTTTGAATTTTAAATATTGCGAAAGCGCAAACGAGGAAAGTTCTTGTTGAAATGAAGGAGATGACGGATTGTTGTGCGTTTGTAAAAACTCGCTATAACTCATCATAAAATCGGATGTAAAAATGATGCTGCTAAATGGATTTGATATGGAAATATACCTATTCATAATTACTTCTGGAATGGGGTCGTGCGATGTAGATATTCCTGATATTCCCCAGTCAATGATGGTGGGTTTTGGGTTTGTTTTTGAGAGACTAATTAGAATGTTATCTTCTTTAATATCATTGTGAATTACACCCATTTTATTCATTGGGACAATCGCGTTTACAATAAGTTCTGACATTATCTTATTTAAAAGAATGATTCGCGCACTTGTAAGCGGTGTATTAAATAGCCACTCGTTTACTGAGACACCGGCGTTCGGCATATTTATTAACCGCAAACTATCAATATTTGCATTTATATTTGATTCATTTACTTCGTTACTTGTGAAACTTGTGCACATGTTGTCGAATCCGTCCAGATCGCGCTTCGATATTTTTGCAGGCGAACAAAGTTTCGATTTTGTAAAAAGAAAATACTTGTGTGATTTTGGAATACTCTTTAAAGCATTATAAAATAAATGAATGTTGTCCATCTCCATTCTTGCGTGTTGTTTAAATAACAATTTTGATATACCCATTTTATCGTAATTATTCCTTCGCGTTTTATTTTTTCTAATTTTATTTTTAGATTTACATTTCAATTGTGGTTTGAATACGCAACTAAATCCTCCTGGATATATTGGAATTCCTCCGCTCATTGAATATTTTCTTTTTTTCGTTATTGACATTTGATTTGATTTTTATTTATTGTTTTGGTGAATTTAATATTTGGTTTGCCTATATTTATACAAATATTAAATTAATATAAAAAATTGAAATAAAAAAATATTGTAAATAAATATAATACCACCAAAAACATGAATAACCAAATTGATGAATATACCAAAAACTATCTTTTGAAACATGGACAGTTGGAGGCTCAAATGGTTGACGAACCAACCTATCGTGACAAGGTATGTTCTTGGATACAGAAATATGTAAGTCGTTGTAAAAATTAATTTGACTTACTCATATTATATTTAATAAATCCCAAAAATAACATTACAATAATGACGAAGACAACTTTTTGCCAATGTTTATATTTTTCTCTCGCCACAACGTGCTTGGGTTTATAGTTGTTGTAATAAATTTCTAAAGCACTATGAAGTGATATTTCTTCTTTATTTAGAGAAACATTGATTCGATTGTGCATAAAGTGAACCCACTTGATAAACGAGTCTCTGCTGTCGAGATACGGAGTAACTGGAAATGCGTCTAATAATTTACTAAAATTATTGCCGATTGCGCTGGATGGCATAAACAATGGTAAATTTTGAATAAATTCATAGTATTTTTTTTTTGTAACATCATTTGGATGTTTAGGATAGGACGTTGCCATTGTAAGTAACACAAACCAATAGTGTGGCCCCCATACGTTGGAGTCTAAACTGTTTGTTGTAGTTGTTTTAGTTGTCATATTTTTCTAATTGGTGCGTTTTTTTATCTTTTTTATGTTGTGTGTTTGTATTCAAACAATATAAAAAGATTTTATCTTTTACATATAACTAATAACCAAGAACAGTTGAAACAGTTAAGATAAGATAAATATGCAAAAATTCGTTAATGATGGAAACAGCAACGGCAACGGCAACTATTGTAATAACTGTGGAAAAAGTGGTCACATATATTCAAATTGCAGCGTTCCAATTACAAGTATAGGTGTCATTGCATTTCGAAACTCTAGTGAATATGAAAAAATAAAAGAGGAAAATAAAAAAGGTGAATGTGAGTGTGAATGCGAACCTGAAAATAAATATGAATACTTGATGATTCAAAGAACTGATAGTTTTGGTTATGTTGAATTTATTCGCGGAAAATATTCACTGTATAATTGTCAGTATATTAAAAATATTATTGATGAAATGACAGTATATGAAAAAAATAACATATTAACGAAACCGTTTAATGAACTATGGTCATTATTATGGGGAGAGTATTCCGGAATACAATATAGAGGAGAAGAGCAGGTTTCAAAAAATAAATTTGTACAACTTAAAAACGGAATTGAGATGTCGTCGGGTGTAAAATATAATTTAGAAACTTTGGTTTCTTCGTCTACAACCAAATGGGAAACAGCAGAATGGGGGTTTCCAAAAGGGCGCAGGAACCATCAAGAAAAAGATTTAGATTGTGGATTTAGAGAGTTTGAAGAAGAAACGGGATATGATAAATTTAGCTTGAAACAGATACATAATGTGATTCCATACGAAGAAATATTTATCGGGTCAAATATAAAATCATATAAAAATAAATATTATTTATCATACATGAGCAGAGACACAATTCAAAAAAATGAATATCAAACATCGGAAGTAAAAAATATGAAATGGTTATCGTACAAGGAATGCATGGACATTATTCGACCATATAATGTTGAAAAAAAAAATATAATCACGAGTGTGAATAATACTTTGAATAAGTTTGTAATCTGTGATATACTTTGAATAAGTTTTTATATAAAATACAATTATAATGGGTATAAATCTATAATATATTATTTGTTTATATTATATTATAGATTATTTTCAGTTATCAATCAATATTTTTAACATTTATTATGGAAAGTGAATTATCAAAAAAACAAATAGAACAACAAGAAGTTGTGGGAAAAGAGGGAGTATTTTGTAAATATAATGAAGCAACCGAACGGTGTGTTTATAATCCGGATGCAAATGCGAGTGCGAATGATGAGCAGTGTTATAAAACTGAAAAAAATCGGTGTGCTTCAAAAAAAAATAAAATGAGGAAAATAAAAATAAATCCGAAAAAAGTGACAGAAGTACAGGAGGAGCAGGAACTAGTGGATGAAGTACAAACTCCAGCTGCTGCTGCTGCTGCTGCGACTGAAGCATTTTGTAAATACAATGAAGAAACTGAAAGGTGTATTTATAATCCGGATGCAAATGCGACCGCGAATGATGAGGAGTGTTATAAAACTGAAAAAAATCGGTGTGCTTCAAAAAAAAAGAAAATGAGGAAAATAAAAATAAATCCGAAAAAGGCGACAGAAGTACAGGAGGAGGAGGAACTAGTTGATGAAGTACAAAGTCCAGCTGCTGCTGCTGTTGCGACTGAAGCATTTTGTAAATATAATGAAGCAACCGAAAGGTGTGTTTATAATCCGGATGCAAATGCGACCGCTAATGATGAGGAGTGTTATAAAACTGAAAAAAATCGGTGTGCTTCAAAAAATAAAATGAGGAAAATAAAAATAAAGCCAAAAAAGGTGAAAGAAAATACTGTTGAAGAAATAATAACTGATAAGATAGAAGAAGTATTACCGCCAGTAAAAAAAAAAATAAAGATTGTTCCAAATAAAAAAATAAACAATGATTTTCTTTATCCGGATTTAAATGATGAAAATTTTAATATAAAAATATCAGAAAAAAAAGAATTCTATGATACAATGAATACTGAAAAAATATACAGAAATAAAGAACTTATAGAACATGCTGATAAAATGTGCAATGCAACATATGAATTGCAACAACATCAATATTTTGTAAAAAATTTCATGTCATTTCAAACACCGTATAATAGTTTACTATTGTACCATGGTCTAGGTTCTGGGAAAACATGTTCCGCCATTGGAATATCTGAAAATATGAGAGATTATTTGAATCAAATGGGAATAAAACAAGAAATAGTTGTTATTTCAAGCATAAATGTGAAAAATAATTTCAAAAAAGAATTATTTGACGTTAGTAAATTGCATCGGAATGAATCAGGAAAATGGACAATAAGTGGGTGTACTGGAAATAAGTATTTGAAAGAAATTAATTTACAATTATTCGACATTGATAATGAAGTTGGTAATGCGCTTGAGGAAGAAAAGATTAAATTGAAAATAAAAAAACAGATTGACAAAATAATAAAAAAATCATATTTATTTTTTGGATATCAAAAGTTTTCATCGATCATAAAAATGTTGATTAGTGGAGAAGGAATTATACAAAAATCTAAACTCGTTAAAAAAGGGGCCGAAGGCAAAGAAGGCAAAGAAGGCAAAGAAGGCGATGAAGACAAAGGTGAAGAAGAAGGCGAAGCGGAAGAAGACGAAGATGAAGGTGAAGAAGAAGAAGAAGAAGAAGACGAAGATGAAGGTGAAGAAGAAGAAGAAGAACTAGGTGAAGGTGAAGACGAAGAAGAAGAAGAAGAAGAAGAAGAAGAACTAGGTGAAGAACTAGGCGAAGGTGAAGAAGAAGATGAAGAAGAAGAAGAATTAAAAATGAAAATAAGTCGTGAAGGAATCAAAAGGCTCAGAAGATATTTTAACAACAGGTTGATAATTATTGACGAAGTTCATAATTTAAAATCTAATAATAAAGATGCAGCTTATCTAATAAATCTTGTAAAATATGCAGAAAATTTGCGGTTATTATTTTTATCAGCGACACCAATGTTTAACGACCCGAAAGAAATCGTCTGGCTTTTAAATTTAATGCGAATCAATGACAGACGCCCTCGCATTCATTCAAGTGACTTGTTTGATTCTGATAATAATCTTTTAATCGTTGAAGGTAAACAAGTGGGAAGAGAGTTATTAAAAGAGGCATCTATTGGATATATATCATATGTAAGAGGTGAAAATCCGTACACGTTTCCATACCGGATTTTCCCGTCGCAATTTTCTAAAAGCAACGCACTGAAACAGCAAGAAGTGTATGATGGAGAAAATAGAACAAGAGGGAGCATTTCTTATCCTAAAGTTACCTTCAACGGTAAAACAACTGTTCCTGGATTGGAACACGTGGATGTTTATGTTACTGATATTGGAAAACATCAAAATGATGTGTACGAGAGAAAACTGGGAAGAATGGAGGAGCACGAAGTAAGAAGGAGGAATGTTGGGGAAGTTGGAGGTGGAAGAGGGGGTGGTAAGGGGGATGGTGTGGGGGATGGGGGGGATATGGACGATTATATCGCGATAGGGGACATTAGTGATAATAGTGCGCTTTCAGGATACACCATTAATGATTTGATTTCATTTCGGCAAATATTAAATATGACGTACCCATACAAGAACGATGACGAAGAAGATTTAGAATACACGTATGGAGAGAGAGGTTTGTTAAATGTTATGAGAAAAGAAAAAGGTCAGTATGCGTACAAAAACTCGAAACATCGGATATTTTCACCGGAGCATGTTGGAGAGTATAGTTCGAAAATCAAATCCATCTGCGATAATATTGTTTCAAGTTATAATAAAAAATCGCCATCTAAAAGTTCGTTTTGCGAAGGGATTGTTCTGATATACACTTATTTTATCGAGAGCGGGGTAATTCCAATGGCGCTTGCATTAGAGGAGTTGGGGTTTACAAGATATAAAAATGAAAATACATCATCAAAATCATTGTTTTCAAGTGCTTCTTCTATAAAATCGAATGGGCTAAAATATGCATTAATAACGGGTAAACAATCTATTTCTCCAAACAATGACGTTGAAATTAATGCACTTCGTTCTGACAAAAATTTCGACGGTTCAAAATGTAAAGTTGTTATTATTTCAAAATCAGGATCGGAGGGCGTTGATTTGAAAAATATTCGTCAAATACACGTAATGGATCCGTGGTACAATATGAGCGCAGTCGAACAAATTATAGGTCGCGGAGTAAGAACGTGCAGTCACAAAAAATTGCCCTTTAACCAAAGAAATGTTCAAATTTTTCTGCATGCAAGCATTTTGGGAACAGGAAAAGAGTCGGCAGATTTAGCAATGTATCGTTTTTCTGAAACAAAAGCGGTGAAAATGGGTGTGGTTAGCAGAGTGCTGAAAGAATCTTCTGTTGATTGCATTTTAAATATAAATCAGGGTAACTTTACAGAAAAAAATATTGATACTGAAATAGAGTTGATATTGTCTACAGGAGGTAATATTATTTATAGAATAGGCGATAAGCCATTTACATCAACGTGTGACTATATGAAAAGTTGTCAATACACGTGCACTCCTGATGCTAAAATAAAAGAACAGGACGTTACAATGGGAACATTTAATGAAACATTTATTTTAATGAATGTTGAAAATATTATCAGAATAGTAAAATCTGCATTTAAAGAAAGGCATTTTTACACCAAAGAAGATTTGACTCATTTTATAAATCGTATAAAAACATATTCGGAGCTACAAATTAATTTTGCACTCACACAAATGATAAATGATAAAAATGAATATATTTCTGATTATTATGGGAAATACGGAAATTTGATAAACATCGGTGATTATTATCTTTTTCAGCCGGTTGAATTGAATGATAAGATGATTAGCGTCTTTGAAAGAAGCACCCCAATTCCTTTTAAACGTGATAAAATAAATGTGAAAGCATTAGAAAAAGCGGTTGTACGCGAGAGAAGAGGTGAAAAAGAATCAGAAAATACGAGTCGAGAATCTGAAAATGTGAAAAATATTATTTCAAGTATATCATATTCATATAATTTAGCTATAAATACATCATTGAGTAAAAAAATAAAAAATGATATTGCAGATGCACAAGATCCTGCGTTGACATTAATTTTAGGCGCAATACCCATGATTTCGAGAGATAGAATTTGGTATATTTATTGTAATGAAATGATAAATGTTATCGAAAGAGTAATAGATTTGGATGAAATACATTCGTATATTTTTATTCACGTAATGGACCGGTTAACATTTAGCGAAATGAATTCACTCATAATAAATTTGAATAAGATCGAACAAATTTCAAAAAAAATAAAAAGTGAAGCTGTTTTGAAAACGAAGATACCATATGAGGAAGCAAAATATGCAGCAGATGTTTATGCGCCGACATGCGCTAAGAATATATTAAAGTATTTCAGCCAGTTTGTTACAAAGACTCAAGGTGATTCTGATGCATATTTATTTGTTCCTTTGAAAGATGGGTCCGCGTCTGCATCAAAAGGCGTTTCAATATATTATAAAAAAAATCAAGTAGACGAATGGAGCGCATTTGACCAAAGCGAGTTAACAAGTGACGAGCGTAATGATTTGATGAGTAAATTCAAAATTGATAAAATAAGTTTTGCACAATTTGTGGGATTTGCGCAATCTGTAAAAGATGGTGTTGTATTTAAAATAAAAGAAAATCAAAATCGAGGAAGTGTGTGCAGCGCATCTCCAACAAAGAAACGCACGCTTCAAGATATATTACAACAGTATAATTTTAAACAACCTATTGAAATACCTCAAAATCTTACTCAAATAACATATTGCATATTGCAAGAAATTATTCTTCATTATTATAATGGTATCAAATTGAACAATAAAAGATGGAATCTTAATATGATCGAAGCGATATATTCTGTTTAATTGTTTCATCATAATTTAATTCGTTTGATATTATGAATTAAATATAATGTAATAAATAAAAAAATTGAAAAAAAATATAGATAATAAAGAATATATAATAGAGTATATTATATATACTATACAATGTCGTCATCGTCATCGTCATCTTCGTCGTCGTCGTCACTTATACAAAAAAAATCATCAGTATCATCATCATCCGTTCAAGTAGAAGAAAATGAATTATATTCAAAAACTGTTTTGACAACTAGGGTTGTTGTTCCATTTATTCTAGTTGGTTCGAATGTGGAAACGACAATAAAAAATACAATTTCTGCAAAAATGGAAGGTAAGTGCATTGTAGAAGGATATGTAAAGCCGGATTCTATCCGCATTATAAAATTTTCGAGCGGGACACTTGCAAGTAAATACGTAGAATTCGAGGTTGTTTTCGAATGCAGCATTTGCTGCCCGGTTGAAGGCATGCGAATCTGCTGTTATGCTAAAAATATCACGCAGGCAGGTATACGAGCATTCACAAGTTTAGATGAAAAAAAGTCGCCGGTAATTATTTATGTATCACGCGACCATCATTCATCCAATTCATACTTTAATTCGGTGAATGAAAAAGATTTTATTTGTGTTCGCGTAATAGGTCAGCGTTTTGAGTTGAATGATAAACAAGTGTCAGTAATTGGCGAACTCATGCCCAAGAACACAGAAATTGTAAAGAAAAAAATTGTAATCACAAGAAGAGGGGCTAATGCTTCCCTTTAACTCCCTCTACAATTGGCAAGGGGTCAGAGGGGACATGCTGTCCCCTCCCTTCAAGTGAGAGATGTTTGAAGAAGATTGGTAAAGTTGTCGTGCGTTGGCTTTGCTTCAAAGTCGACAACGTCTCCAGGTCCTCTTTCTAATTTGAATGTGGGATATCCTTTGACATCGAATTTATCTGCAAGCTGTTTTCCGTCTGAATCTTCGTCACAGTCAACACTTTTATAAAGTATGTTGTAATTTCCAACCTTTAAATTTTGGTTTTTGTTTACATATTCTTCCCAAATGGGTTTAGCTGTTTTACAGTGTGGACACCAACTTGTTCCAAACATGTAAAGTGTCGCAGTTTTTTCATTATCGGATGGCGGAGGGGCGTTATCTCCCATACCAGATGCGTACCCCTCTAATGACGACCCTAAATATGAACTGACGTATTTTTTGTAGACATAGACACCAATCCAAATAAACAAACACGCGACTAGAAACATTACCACCAGGTGTCGTTTAGAGTAGATTGTTTCCAATGTTGTTTTTACAGATTTTGCTGAAATTGACATTTTTGTATTTGTTATGTTCTGTTATTCTGTTATTTTGCTATATATAATAATTATACAATAAAATTATTTTACTTACGAATATTATTTTTTTAATGAAAAAATTTAATATTCTGTTAATATAGTGAATATAGTGAATATAGTGTGATTATAACATTATTTATATTATGACGAATGTCTCTGAAAAAATGAAAAATAAAACAAAAAATAAAAATGGCAAACTTATAAGAAATCAAAATAAAAAAACAAAAAAAAAGTCATCATCGTCGGCATATGTATTTACTAAAAATGATTATAACAGCGGAGATGGAATGCTTACATCGGTATGGGGTCCTCCAATGTGGCATTTTTTACACACGATGAGTTTTAATTATCCCGCAAATCCTACTGCGGAAGACAAAAAACATTACTCTGATTTTGTTTATAGTTTAAGGTATGTATTACCGTGCAAGTATTGCCGAATTAATTTGACTAGTAATTTGAAAGCAAATCCGATTCGCGAGTGCCATTTAAAATCAAGAGAAACGTTTTCTAAATACATATATCGTCTTCATGAAATTGTGAATAAGAGACTGAATAAAAAATCAGGATTGTCTTATTGCGACGTTCGCGAGAGATATGAGCATTTTAGGTCAAGATGCACCAAAAATGACCCTCCTCCAAAAATATTTAATTTTTCAAAAAAGAAAGAAAAAGGATGCACTGAGCCGCTTTACGGACATAAAGCAAAATGCATTTTATCGATTGTTCCGCAAACAAAAGATGTCCCATCCTTTCATGTAGACGACAAGTGTATTAAACATAGAGCGGATGCTGTACATGACTAATTATTCATTTTTTAATAATTAAATAAAGAATTTCAAATTATATTTCATTTAAAAAGATGAATATTATAATATATTTAAATTATATATTTATATTATAATACCAACGACCAATTCAACTATATCAGGTATGACAAGTAAAACAGACAGTATTTTATTTTTAATTTTAGCATTATTGCTCGCGCTCATCGGTTCGTTCTTTTTTACACCGGTTCGAGAGAATTTTGTGTCACATCTTCTTCAACCTGGACAATTTCCAACCAACGTAACGAAACCGTTATTGCAAGGAGACTATCCTCTTCAAAAAGGCGGAGGAGGATTATCAGATTTAGACAGTAGATCCATGTCGGCATATTATCCCATATTTCCAAGTAGTTATCTTCAAAGAACGAACAATGTTCGATACTGGGCAACACCGAACAACGGCACATGCAGCCCTGCAAACATGTGCGGAACATTATACGAAAATAAAAAAATAAATATTCCACAATTTCCTCCAAGCATTCCTTTTTCATCAAAAGATACGCGCGTTAATGTTTATGCGTACGATGCCGACGCCCCATCGGATATTTACGGAAATAATTGTTAAACGAGGGGAACCTCACTCCTCTAAATGTTTAAATCGATGTGACACACTCTTTGTGTTGTTTGTATTGTTTGTGTTGTTCCCATAGTCCCTTCCGAATTATATTCCTTCTTTGCATTCGCATTCGCATTTCTTTTAGGAGCTCTGTGCTCAAATCCGGTTTGTTTTTCGGTTTCAATTATTTTCCATAATTCTTCTATTTTGACAACTGCATTTTTGAACCATTCCTTATTTCGTAAAACAAGCACACAGCTGTAAACGTCAAGTCGCCAGTAAATGTTCTTTATCCACGTTAGATTATCATGCGTGTTTATGGTTTCTTCAAACCACGCATCAAATTCCGTCTTGGTTGTAATGTCCAATGGAGCATACTGGTAAAACGGTTTCTCATCTTTTGCAAAATACACAATAACCCCTCGTCTTTTTCCATTCAAATTATAGTTCCAGTTTGAAGAATCGTTTGTTTCATCCGAGTCTGCATTAAATGCATCCTCATCTTCATATTCGGTAAATTTCGTTTCTTCAAAGTCGCATTCCGGTAAATTACAAACCTCCATTTGAATCTGCATTTGAATCCAATAATCTTCCTTTGGAATTCCAGTAATCTCTCTAGATACAACATTCTTTATTTCAACCAAGCGACCGTAAAGCGGTGACAACGGACACACATTTATTCCATCCGGCGAAGCTCCAATAAAGTAATAGTTTGAGTTTGGATGTCGAATGCAGCCAAATTCTTGGACTTTTGTGCCGTTTATTTCCTCATAGAGCTGTTTTGAAAGCACTTCATATTTTTGACCCCAGTGTAAAGGCGATTCTGTGTTGACGCGGCTGTATTTTGTCGGGTCAAATGGCATGCATTTTTCGTATATGAGCTGATTTTTCACAGACTGTGAACCAAATGCTTTCCACACTGAACTTGCGGTAACGAGTCCGTGACGGTGAGAATACCATTCATCCGTTTTTTGCTCTGGCTGATAAAGTGACTCTAAGAATTCTAGTTTTTTTTTCATTTTTTCCAAGTTGGGAGACTTTCTTATAAATGAATACTTGTATGAACGGTGTGGACGAATAAATTTGAAATAGTCGTGCATTGCCACATTTATTAATTCTTCAATTTGACACGACATGACTGTTTCATCTTCGTCTTCATCGCAGTCATTGTTTTCGCCGGCGTAGTCGTCATCGTCGTACATTCTGTAGTTGATAGAAAAATGCAATATGGATTGCAAGTGGTCATACACAATAGTTTCAAACTCAGGATTACTGAATAAAAGCTGATTCGATTTAATTAATTCGTCAATTAAAATTAATGCTTCTTCGTGTAACAATCCCAAATCATCATCTGATAGCATTGGTTCTTCTATTTCCATTGCATCACCACTACTACTGTAGTCGTCGCTGTCTTCCTCATTTTCCTCGTCTTCCTTGTCCTCCTCATTAGGTTCTCCTTCTGAATGTGTGATTGACGCGATATTCATCATTTTATCAATATCTAACAATGTGAGAGTAGTTTGTGTTGATTTTGATTTTTTTATTTTTTGTGTTTTCATTATGTTTTCAATGACTTTGAAGGTAGTGTGGTTAAACTGATATAACAATTTCTTTTTAGATATTTTTTATAATCAATTTTTTACTTATTAGACTTTATTTAAATAAAAATTGATTATAAAAAATGAATACAACTAACTTATAACACATTCAAAAAATGGGTGCTTCAGCTTCGTTTTCTAGAGATGCAAATTCGTCGTCATCGTCATCGTCGTGTTTGATAGTTTCGATTGATGGAAATATCGGTTCGGGAAAAACAACAGGCAAGGCAAAATTGAGAGAATATATAATGTCGTTGAAAAAAAAGAAGGAAGACAATTCTATAGTATTTGTAGACGAACCAACGGGTGACTGGGAACAAATCAAGGATGAAAATGGCGTTCCCATTTTGACAAATTTGTACCTTGACGTTAAACGGTTCGCATTCAGATTTCAAATGATGGCATACATTACCAGGCTGCAAAAAATAAGGCAAGCATTGAAAACGCCAAATGTTAGGCTGATTGTTACAGAGCGCTGTCTTTTAACAGACGCACACGTCTTTGCCAAAATGCTTTATGATTCCAAAAAAATCGAACAGGACGAGTACGACATTTACACAAGATGGTTTGATGAGTTTGCAAAAGAGGTTGAGCCATCGTGCATCATATATTTCAAAGCAAGCACAGAAGTGTGCATGAATAGAATTCAGAAAAGAAATAGACCGGGAGAAAGTAATATTGGGCTTGAATATTTGGAAGAGTGCAATAGGTATCACGATGAATGGTTGAACTCTGTTCCTTCAAAAATTACAATTCCGACGCTGATTTTAAATGCAGAGGTGGATTCAGAATTGTATGACTACAGTGCTGACATTTATCACTTCATCAACAGTTTGCGCGCTTCAAGAACGGTTGGTGTGATGCATCGTTTGAAAACTTATATTGATGGCAACCAGTTCAAAATGTATTCTTCTGAAGAGAAGGAAAACGCGGACACTTATAATAGTTGGTACCAGGAACCGCCGTCGCCGACATATAAAGATTCTCGAGAAGACCGAATGAGATTGTTAAGACTTGGACACGCATCTTATTTACATTTTGATGCATAAAATATCGAGAACTTTTCGAGGTTTATATTTTAATATGTCTAATTCTCTCAAAGTTGTTGGAAATAATTCGCGACCATACACATCTTGAAGGAGGAGCCATTCAAACATTCCTCCGTTGTAAATATAGACATGTTTTGCTCCTAATTTAACAAGTTGTTCATATTTTGAATATACTTTTTCATCATTCGAATTCAATCCGTAAATTATTATTTTCGTTTTTTTTGAATTTGTTATAACATCATTTATAACTTCTTCTTCTTCAGCTATTGGAATTGTGTTTGGAATTAAACATGTCTGGAACATGGGATCGAGCGTGTTGATTATTGCATATTTATTGTCATTGTTGTTATTGTTATTGTTATTATTATTATAAGAATGTTTACACACCATTTGCATGTCTTCATAATTTATTTTAAATTTCGAGTTATTTGCTCCCATGAATAAATTTGTTTGTTATTACAAGTATTTAAAAATGAATATGAATATGTATGAATATACAAATTCATATTTAATAAGTATTAATATTCATTAATAAAAGATATTTTTTATAAAAAAGAATAAATGAAAAGAATAAATAAAAAGCATGTTTAGTCTACCTTGCATACATGAGTCCACAATTTCCACCCACAAATGTGATCATATTGTATCTCTCTTCATAAATTGTCAAATTATAATTGTAGTCGTAAATTCTCCATGTCGGCTTATTGACGCCAATTGGAACATTGGTTTCCGGGTCACAAATTGTCAAGAAATTTGCGCTTGGATCTAGTGGAGGATAAAATGTGGTAAATTCGAGCTCAATTGTTGAAAACTTGCTTGTGTTTATCGCACCCGATGGTTGAAAATCTCTTGGGTCATTATTAAGGCAAAAATTGTAAACATAAAGTCCATCTGGAGCAGAACCACGACCACTCGTATATTTTTCGAGGTAGTTATAAATTCCCGCATCTAGTACATTCTCTCTGTATTTTCCATCTAATAAAATACCGCAATTTAACAATATATCTTTTTGATTTTCGACGCTGAATGACTGTGTCATGAAAAGTCCGGTAGGTTCATTCAACACGGGGTTCCATCCGGGACCATAGCATCCCACAATTGATGGGTCATCACAAACTGGCGGAGTCCACGGACACACGTATGTTGGGTCGGGGGCTAAATCGTGGGGCGCAGGAATCAATCCGACCGGTTTATAATTGTAAGCCCAATTTGAATAATTGCTCCATTCGTTGCGCAAATAAGCGTCGCTTCTTTGGAAAAAAAACATCCAAGTGCTTACCATTCCGAGCGTGCTTTGCAACCACACGCGCCGACTTCCAGTTACATTTTCATAATTCCACTCGTAAATAGACTTGATGAGATATTGTTGGGGCATGGATGCAAATTGTTTGGACTCGTCGGCGGAGAGGAAACAGTACGTTGACATGAGGTGAATGTCTGCGTTCCAGTCGCTTCGTGTTGAACTGTAATTAAGTTCAACGTTTGGAGGAGGTTGAATAAATCGATAAAACTGTTGCAAATTGTCGTTGAAATTTGGTTGAATGTAATTTGGAGTCGTGTATTCTGGAAAATAAGACGGCAGCGTATTATCTCCCGTGTTTACGTTGGAAACGTCACGAATTACAAAAAGTTCTCTCACGGGACGAAAAGTGATGTCGATTTGAAGCGTATTGTACTGCAATGCAACCAACGGGAATGCCATTTTGCTGCTCATTGTAAACCAAGCATTAATGGGAATGTAAAGTTTTCTAAATCGTATAGACGGTTCAATTCCTGCCGGGTTATTTGTGTAATTGTAAAATGCATTTGGGTATTTTCCATTGTTGGTTGACGAGTATGCAGGGTTATTCAATTCCGATATATTTCCGGTCATTCTATTATAGAGTTCGCGCTCTGTCCCGTTGAAATTGCGCTGAACGAGTGCCAGCAAATAACCACCCGTAATTTTTTGAAGTGTTTGTCCTCCAACTGATATTGTAATGTCTTTGATCATTTGAGTTCCCACATTATCGATCCATTTGAATTCATACGGCGTCCATGATTGGCCGCAAGTTGTCGGAGGTAAAACAGGACTCCAAATATTTGGCAGCGTTACAACAATGTACGTGTCCATTAATAATTCTGCATATCGTGGGATGTAAAATGTAAATTTAGAATCTTCGCTCATTCTCAAATTTCTTTGACCGTCGAAATCAATTCTAAATTTTTGTAAACCAAAATTTGTGTATTTTGCATATGTTGTTTTAAAAAATGTTTTTTTAGGATTTGAATTTAGTATGACATTTTGATTTCCATACGCGACTAAATTTAATAAACCTCCTGTCATGAGTGGTGTATTATGTTTTGATTATAATTTTGTATTAATATAAACTATATATATAAGAATATTGATTCTAAATAATAAATCAATTTATATATAAAATCTTTTATTTTTTAATTTAAAGATTTCAATGAATTCTTTTTATATCAAGAAATATCATTTTGTTAATTTAATTTATAACATTACAACAAGTAATTAATTATTGTATTATTATATATACAAAATATAAGATTTAGAATATTTATAACACAAGATGGAAAACATTGACAAAATAAGAAATGATTTACAGAGCAATTTAATGTATTACAAGACGATGGTTGCAGAAGTTCCGAATACCATGTTGATACACGTAATCGGGTGCACATTGATTATTTTTATAATGGCGTGTATGGCATATTATGTTTATTATAAATACACACTACTTCCAAAAAGTTGCGCACGTTTAAATAAAAAAAAAGGAGCACCATTAAATTCAGTTTGGATAACAACCGCTTCATCAGACCCGTCATCCCAATTTTTATTAAGAGACTACTATGTTAAAGCTGCTTACAATAGTTGTTCAACCGGTAATTTTTCAAATGATTATGTAAGCACTTGTGCTCTTGCACATGCGATACAAATGGGATGCAGGTGTTTAGATTTCGAAGTGTACGGATATAAGGGTCAGCCAATCATTTCCACATCTTTGAGCGATGACAAGTGCATTAAAGAAACGTACAATTCTGTGCCATTTGACGAAGCTATGAGTGCGGTTGCGACAACCGCATTTAGCACAAATTCAACCGTGTGTCCAAACCCCGATGACCCTCTTTTCTTGCTTTTCAGATTAAAAACAAACGACGTCGATGTGTTGAACAGCATGGCCAACTCGATAAATTCAAATTTGAAAGACAGGTTGATGCCGGAATACAATCACGAATTTGGTGGGAAAAATATTTGCGCTGAACCGATTATTAAATTCAAAGGCAAAGTGATAGTTGTTGTAGAAGCCATTCCGCTGCTTTATCAACCGGGTGCTGAAAAAATGTATGAGATTACGAACCTTACAAGCAATGTTTTTTTAAGAATATTAAAAGTTTTTGACGTGCTGAACAGTCCGGACATTATAGAATTGACAACATTCAACAAGCAGTATATGACGATAGTGATACCAGACAATTCAATGTCGGTAAATAATTATGACCCTATGCCGCCTTCTTTGGCTGGTTGTCAGGCAATGGCAATGTCGTTTCAGATGTCACGCGATGGCAATTTGGCCATATACAATGACTGGTTTAATGCTGGTCCGTCAAAAAGTGCATTCTTATTGAAACCTGATGGACTGAGGTTTACGCCTCAAACAATCCCGGTGCCGACACCGCAAAATCCTGCGCTTTCTTTTGCCAGCCGCCCGCTTGAATCTGACATGTATAGTTTTTCCATTTAATTGAGGGAATCAAGATGCCAATACCCCTCATTGCATCTTTACTTGGCATACTATTTTTCCTCATTTTATTTTTATTATATATTATTATAAAATTGAAATAAATGTATAATTTTATAATAATTACTAGTTGTCTTGTGAATGAATAGAGAAAAAGATGAAAAAGATGAAAAATATAAAGACACGAATCCGAATCCAAAGAAACTAAAAATCAAAATAAACATTAAACCAAAAAATGAAATTGTAATACCGGCAAAACCACCAACAACTGTTCCAAACTTGGTTCAAGACAACATTGTCATTTTAAATGAAACGCTTTCGAAAGAGTTACTCGAAGAGCTAACACGCAAATATGGTTACAAGGACGACAAGGAAGACAAGGAAAGAAACGTGTACGATTTTATAGATGCGTATCGCGAAATTATAAAAAAACAATGGAACATGGAAACAAATTTCACAGACTATCGACTTTTAACCGATATAACATCAAATCCCGAAAAAATTAAAGTGGTTTGGGGCGGGTGTTTGCAAGCGCTGCGTCGTCTTCCGAGCGAGTCAGTTGGACACATTGTGACTTCGCCGCCCTATTACAATGCGCGCGAATATTCCATTTGGGCAAACTTGAAAGCCTATTTAGACGACATGCGCGAAATAATTTCTGAATGTTATCGTGTTTTGGATAACCATCGTGTTTTCGTGTTTAATGTTAGCGACGTGGTCGACAATGATAAAATGGATAAAATAAATGCATTTGGCAACAGGAAAATTCCGCTTCCGGCATATTTTATAGTCATGTTTGAAGAATGCGGATTTACATTTGTGGATGATGTCATCTGGGATAAAGGCGAGGTGCAGAGTTCCAGGCATAAAAATGGAAATAAACCATTTCCATTCTTTCAGTATTCGTGCAACTGTTACGAACACATTCTCATCTTTCACAAACACAGGTTGGAAAAAGACATCAAATACCCGTGCAACGACTGTGGCAGTTTAATCGTAAAGAGCAACAGCTACACGTTTAAAGGGCTTCGCTCATGGGAGTGCAAAAATCCGACTTGTGAAAAGAGCGAATCTGAACGCGGAAAACGTTTCTCGCTAAAAACCATCATGACGCAAAATCCGTTTCGACAAGCTGATAGTATAATACCCAAGGAACTAGTTCAAGACTGGCGACGAGATATTCATAAGCTGTCGCCTGTAATAAAGATAAATAATAAAAAAGAAAATAAATTGGGACACACTGCGCCATTTCCGATGGATATACCGACAATGAGCACTTATTACTATAGTTATCGCGGCGACATTGTTTTGGACGTTTTTGCCGGTAGTTTTACTAGCGCAATTGCAGCACAAAAATTGGGGCGCATTGGAGTTGGGTTTGAACTCAGAAAAGATTTATTTCGAGAGTGCATTATAAAAAATATAACAAACCATGAATGTCAAATGGAAGAGATTGATTTGGTCTAGTTTGGTCTAGTCAACTATATTTGCTCAACCGATGCCGCCAACAACCATGAATTTCGTTTCATATTTCTTTCTTCCATTTCTGCCCAATATTCTTTTACCGTGAAGGATTGCTGTTGCATATTCCCGAGATGAGTATCCCAAAATAAATTTCCAGGAAAATAATCCGACAACATGACATTATTTTCTTGGCAACAACGTATTTTTTTGTGATTGACTGGTTCGTTGTGGCTTATGGTGATTATTTCATCTTCTTTGCAGCCGCCGTCAATAGTTTCTTTATCAAAGACGTTTATAGATATTTCCTTTTGCGTGATTGGGCTTATTAGCTTTCCGTCTCGAATGTTTTCAAGTTTTTTCATGGACTCATAACACGATTCCCCCAAATACATGGTCTTCTTCAAATAGTCTTCCAGAGTTTGCTTGTATTTCAATGCATCATCTGTGGAAATGAATTTATCAATGTCGGCAATGTGGAGCATTTGCCAAACTAATGATGCCGTAACATCGGTAATGATTTTTTCAGTGGACATGAACCCCTTGTGTGTTGTAAATATTTGTGGTTCTTTATTTGGGTGACTTTTGAAACTTTGCTGCGAGCCCCCTGAGATTTTATAATAATAGTGTCCTGACCAGTTTGCATTACCTATATTTTTTTTATTCTTAATCGTTTTTTCTGGATTATATACAACAGGTTCCCAACCTCTTACGACTATTTCATTTTTTAGTCTTACCAGGTCTTCGCGCTGAACAGATGACCCCGAGTATCCATTTTCTTTCTTTATGGTTACAATTGCGGCAACTGTATTGGTTGTTGATCCTCCAATGTTATCAATTATGTACGCATCGAGTTCGTCGTTGATGTTGCTGCTCATGTTGATGCGTTCATATTCGCGAAACGGAACATCGATGACAATACCACTGGTGTACGTTTTTAGTTGGTCAAGTGTTAACTCGCATGCACGAATAATTTGATAAGGCAGTAATATTCTTGAATTTTGACTTACGCGTTTTGTTGGACATACGTCGCATTCTCCAGCTTTATTAATATTTTTCAGTTTTGTTTTAATATTCTTTGGAAGTTTCTTTATAATGGCACCAATTATTCCTTTAACAGCTTTTACAGAAATCATTTGTGGAGAGTATTACCTTTGTTTCGTTTTGTAACAGATTAACAATTTTTAATATAAATTCAATTTTATATAAATTAAAATTAAATTTATTTTATTATATATAATATATAACAATTATGAATAGAGTCAGAGAAGCGAATTCCTCCTGGTACAAGTCTCTAAAGAAGTCGCCACTTACCCCTCCCAGCTGGGTATTCCCGATAGTATGGACGACATTGTACGCACTTATTATATTGGCTGGTATCGTTTTCTTAAAAAATGGCGGCAGTCTGCGTTCTAGAGGTTTTCTCTATTATTGCGCGGCGTGGGCATTGAACATCGCGTGGTCGCCTCTTTTCTTCACATTTGCACGCCCCGATTTAAGTTTCGTCGTTGTTGTAGGAATGCTCGCATTCATTGCCTTGAATATCTGGGCATTTCATCCAGTCTCTCCGCTTGCGAGTTATTTACTTGTCCCATATCTTTTGTGGGTTTCGCTTGCGACGTACCTAAATGGGTATATTGTATTTATGAATCCGATGATGGCACGCAAAATGTAAAAAAGTAAAAAGGTTATTGGTTATTGCTATGATTATTCAAAACTAACGACAATTTCCACCTTTTCCTTTTTAATACTTTTTGTGGCAGATATTGACAACTCTTCACGTTTTTTTCGAGTTTTGGTTTTGTCTGTTTTTGAATTTGATTCGTGTGTTGTCGTCGTCGCCGATTGAATGTCGCAAATGTCGCACTCTTCAGATGCAGTTGATGTTGAAGACAATGATGACTGCAAATGTTTAGATGTGCTGTTTCTTGAATTCATGTCGTTTTCAATCGTTTGATAATTTTCTTCAATGTAATGAACAACATCATTTTCAATTGCCCATTTAAAAAAATTCAACTGTCCTATTGTTGTTTGTATAAATGTCCCATCTTTATATGGAATTGTAATTCTATCCCAACGACAAAAAGGGTCAAATCGCTTTTTAGAGTACGCTTTCAGTTTCAACTTGTAATCCACATAGACTTTGAATCTTCTCGGCGTGTTTTTAATGGTGTAAACAGTATAAAACTTCTTTGCATAATTTGTTGCAAACCAATCAATAATTCGAAGTGAAATGTTTGAATGACCATTAATTATTTTAAGCATGGTATCCAAATTATTTCCCTGTTCGTAAAATTTTAATAAATTTTTAAGAAGCAAATTATTTTGTGTCGTATATATGCCGTTGCCGCCGTTGTTGCCATTATTTTCAACAACACCTGCAGCAGCAAACAATGTTGCTGTCGTTGTTGCTGTTTCACAAATGCTCATACATGCACTCATTTTTTATAATTCGGAATAGATGTGTTATATTTATTAGTTAATTTGATTACTTGTTTACTACTTAATTTTATGCGTTTGGTTTATATCCTTTTTTCCAATTTAAATAATTTAATTTAATTTGGAAAAAATAAATAATAGTAATTCATTTTGAGAGAAACATGATTACAACAACCACCCCCACCATGAAATCCACATCTCAAACCACTCTTCATTATTATCATTGTTTTTTTTTTCAGCTATTGCAATTCCGTGTCCTTCATGACGCATTTTATCTCCTTTTTTACGTGTGTTATTCTATTGATAGATAAATGTAATGTCTATATATATCAATTTTTATTATAATAATTTCAACTATTCTATCCCACTTTTTTAAATTTCAATTGTTTTCCATATTTAAAACGACCGCTATCCATTGTGCCTCTTTTCAAGTTGCATTCTAAACAACA